AGGTAACGTTCGTTACAAGGCTCGTGAGCGTTACAGCTTCGGCTGGTCTGACCCACGTGGCGCTTACGGTTCGCCCGGCGCATAATATTTCTTCGGAAATATTTGAAAAGGGAGCCTTGTGCTCCCTTTTTATTTGGTGTATATTGCATGTCGTCAGGAACGCACATGAACAAGTTTTGTAGAAATTGCGAAATTGAAAGTGATCGATATGCAGACGGGCGTTGTAAAACCTGTACGCTTGCAAGAAGCGCTAGATGGGCTGCAAAAAACAGAGACCGTGTTAATGCAAACTCTCGTGCATGGAATAGCCGTAATAGCGAAAGTAAAAGAGCGTTAAATGCGGCATACAGGTTAGATCGGCAGACACAGATAAACCAAAAACGTAAAGATCAACGAAAAATTGATCCCAGTTTAGAACGTGTAAAGGCTGCGCGGAGACGTGCTTTGAAACGCGTAAATGGGGGCGTGCTGTCTAAAGACATTGTCCAACAACTTTTAACAAAACAAAACAACAAATGTGCGTGTTGCGGTGTGGTGTTTATGGGGAAGTTTCATTTAGACCACATTATTCCATTGTCATGTGGAGGGCAGAATGCAGACAACAATGTTCAACTTTTGCTGCCAAAATGCAACCTGCAAAAACACAATAGTTTACCTGCAAACTTTTTAAGCAGGCGGCAAAAAGAAATGTTGCACGCCAAATAATGATGTGCTAAGCTATTGACACCAAGAAATTATTGGTGCATTAGACAGCTTCCTTGGCGCTGACGACATACAGACTAATGCACTTCACTTGTATGTAAGGACCTATCATGGCATTGACCACATTCTCCGGCCCAGTCAAATCGTTGAACGGTTTTATCGGCGGCACTGCAACTTCCCCTATCGTTGTAACAACTGCGGACAACATCTCCGAGTCTTACGCTACGACTTCTGCCACCACTGGCGACACACGTCTTAGCTACAACAAGCTGACCTTTACCTCTACTGGTTCAGGTGAAACTTTCCGTGCTTTCTCTGTTGTAACTGGCACTGGGGCTGCAACAGGCGGCACAATCAACGGCGCACACATTTCCTTGAGTGTGGACGGCGCATCGGCCACCATTTCTGGTGCGGCTAATGCAATTCGTGCTACTTTGGGCGGCAGTGATGCTACTCCCGGTGGTACTTTGTCTGTTATCCAACTGGACACTGCCTACACAGTTAATGCAACTTTGCCCGCAACAGCCTCGTTTATCCGCGTGTCTGACAGCGGCACAAACACAGGTGAAATTCCTTTGTTGATGAACATTGAGACAGGTCCCGCCGCAACGATTGCACCAACCGCAACGAGCGTGACTACTGTGTCTAAGGCGATCAAAGTGATGATTGGCGGCACTGTGTATTACGTCCCTGCTTACGCTACGTTTGCATAATGCAGATTACCAAGGAATTCTTGGAGTCTGAGATTCGTGACCTTGAAACTGAAGCACAGAAGGCTCAAAACTTTCTAGTTCAAGCTCAAGGCACAATCCAAGCGTACAAGATGTTAATTAACCGTCTGGATGCCCCTGAGTTGGAGCAGCCTGAAGAAGGAGCCTAATATGGGTTTTCAATATGACGTAAAAGCGAAAACGATGGCCACGACTGCTGCCACGGGCATCGGTCAGCCACGCGCGCGTATCAAAGCAGTCTACTTTGTTGCGGGGACCGCGGGCTATATTTCTTTTACAGATGGTGGTTCTGGCGGTGTAGAGCGACTTCGTATAGCTGCTCCTGCCAGTACGGCAGGAAACGGTTCTACCTCTGTTTTAATTCCCGGAGATGGTATTGTCTTTTTAGATGATCCCTATTTAACAATCAGTGGCCCTTCTTCGGTCACATTCTTCTACGGATAAGGAGTTCAAAATGGGACGAGCAGCAAAAATGGCAGACGATCAGTATCAAGGCGAAGTTCAGCCCGGTGCACAGAAGCAGGATATGGCTAAAGGCGGCCCCAAGCAAACAGCACGTAAGACAGTGGCTCCTTCTGGTTCTACTACGCCCCGTGGCGTAGGTTTGGCTCGTAACAAGCCCTGTAAGATGTACTGAAATGGCTAAAACGGCGGCGTGGCAGCGCAAAGAGGGCAAAAGTCCCAGTGGCGGATTAAACGCCAAGGGCCGTGCTTCTTACAACAAGGCTAATCCGGGTAAACCCGGATTAAAGGCCCCGCAGCCAGAGGGAGGTCCTCGTAAAGATTCATTCTGTGCCCGTATGGAAGGCATGCGAAAGAAGAATACAAGCGAGAAGACTGCCAAAGATCCGAATAGCCGGATTAATAAGAGCCTACGGAAGTGGAAGTGCTAAATGGAAGGCGTTGTTTGGAATATGATCCTAACGGCAGGTATAGGATTCGTGGGTTGGGTATTGCGCGACAAGGCATCTGAGATTAACCGTCTTCAGATCTTGATTAATCGTACCCGCGAAGAAATTGCCAAGGAATATGTGACCAAAGCCGAAGTCCATGCAGACATCAACCGTGTTTTGGACAGGTTAGACAGATTGGACGAAAAGTTAGATCGTTTAATGGCAACAACTTTAAAAGGATAGCAAAATGAAACATGGATACAAAGATGGTGGCCTTGCTAAAAAAGGCGAAGGCATTGCCAAAAAAGGCTTTGCTAAAGGCGGCATGGTTGCGGGTGTTGGCCAATCACAAGGTGAAACGCTTAGCGAGAACGTTAAAAAGAGCGTTCATGGTGACAAAGTTGCCGTCCGTGGTGTTGGTGCAGCCCGTGCCCGCACAGCAATGATCTATTGATATGGCTGTTTCCGGCGTATCCGATTTCGATCTGCAGTTTGACGACCTCATAGCTGAGGCGTATGAGCGCTGCGGTATTGAGGTGCGCGACGGTTACGACATGAAGACGGCGCTACGCTCCGTCAACTTAATTTTTGCAGAGTGGGCTAACCGTGGCTTGAATCTTTGGACGATTGAGCAGCGCCAACAGGTGCTGACGCCCGGGGTGTATGAGTATGACCTGCCTTCAGACACGATTGATGGCCTCTCCGCCGTGATTCGGACCAATGCAGGCCAGTCTACCCAGCAGGACATCACAATTGACCGTATAGGCCGCGCTGAGTGGCTCCACGTGCCCAATAAGTTGACCCAGTCACGTCCTGCGCAGTACTACATTCAACGCACAGTGCCGGCCAAGGTGTTTCTGTACCCATCTCCTGATGCAACGCAGACATGGACGTTTGTCTACTATGCAATTCGTCGCATGGACAATGCTGGTGGGTTTAGCAATACAGCGGACATCTCTTTCCGCTTCCTGCCTTGCTTGGTAGCGGCTTTGGCCTACTACCTGTCAGTCAAAAAAGCACCGGACCGTGTCATGCTGCTTAAGCAGATGTACGAAGAAGAGTTTATGCGTGCAGCTTCTGAAGACCGTGAGCGTTCAGGCTTCTTTGTGGTACCTACGTACACGCAGAGGTAACCCATGGCCTATGTATCAGGCAAATTTGCAATTGCGCTGTGCGACAGGTGTGGCCAACGGTACAAACTCAATACGCTTATCAAGGAGTGGACAGGCTTTAAAGTTTGTCCTGAGTGCTATGAGCCTAAGCATCCACAGTTGGAGCCTAAACGTTCAATAAATGAGCCACAGGCCTTGCAACAGCCTCGCCCAGAGGGTAGACTCGCAGTTACCGTCTACGTCGGGTTCACGGCTGATACTTCGTTTGCTAGTATTGGGATGATGCCGATGCCCTATGCGAAGCCTTTGTGGGCTGCCGCGGTGCTTTCACCGGTCAAAACGAGCATCATATGACATACACGGAATTAAAAGCTGCAATCATTGCATACACCGAGAATCAGGGCTTTAGCACTGATAACTTGGACACGTTCACGCGTCAAGCGGAGCAGCGTATTTACAATTCGGTGCAAATTGCCAATCTGCGTAAGAATGTGACTGGTATTTTGACGACCGGGAACAAGTATTTAGAGTGCCCCACGGACTACTTGTCTAGCTATTCATTGGCCATTTATCCTTATGTAAGCACTACGGCAACAGGATCCTCTGGTGCATTTACCATTGTTGTAGCCAGTGCTTCGGGTATCGTGGTTGGTCAGTATGCTTCAGGAACAGGTATTGGTACAGAGGCAGTTGTGTCCTTGATCAACGGAACAACAATCACGTTGAGTGTGGCCAATAGTGGCGCTGTGTCAGGGGCGATTACGTTCCAAGGTGACTACACTTATCTGCTCAACAAGGATGTCAACTTTATCCGTGAGGTTTATCCAAACCCGCGTGAGTTGTCCCTTCCAAAATACTATGCCATCTTTGGCCCTCAGTCTGCAAATCAGACGGAGTTGTCGTTCATTTTAGGCCCTACGCCAGACGCTCAGTATTATGCAGAGTTGCATTATTACTACTACCCTGAGTCGATTGTGGATGCAGGAACAACATGGTTAGGGGACAACTTTGACTCTGCGCTTTTGTATGGATGCTTGGTTGAAGCGTATACGTTCATGAAGGGCGAGCAGGACATGATGGTTTTGTACGATACGAAGTACAAAGAGGCGCTGATGCTCTTGAAGAATTTGGGCGATGGCAAGCAACGTGGCGATGCTTATCGCGATGGTCAAGTCAAATTACCGGTGAGATAACGCATGATTACAGCAGGACTTACCGACAGCTTCAAGGAGCAATTGCTCCTTGGTGTGCATGATTTTGAGACGGATGTCTTTAAGATTGCGCTCTACACTTCGTCAGCAGTGCTTGGCCCTACAACAACGATCTACACCAGTGTGGGCGAGGTGTCTGGAACAGGATACACCGCACCGGGTCAGATTCTGCTAAACGTTACTGTCAACTTGGGGATGGGAATTGCATATGTCAGTTTTACCAACCCTGCATGGCCCGGGTCCACGTTTGCAACACGCGGCGCATTGATTTACAACTCTTCAAAGAGCAATAAGTCGGTGGGTGTGTTGAATTTTGGTATTGACCAGACCATGCTTGGCCAAGAATTCATCATTCAGTTGCCCACTGATGATCCAGAAACCGCATTAATACGCATCACTTAAGGAGTCAATATGACCACGGAAAAACTCAAAGTAACCGACCACATTACCTGTGGTTTTAATGCCGGTACACAGTCAGGCGAACAAGCCAAGGCTACAGGCGTTTACTATGTTGAATGCCATGATAAAGACGGTAAGCTCAAGTGGTCTGCTGAAACTAAGAACTTGGTAGTTAACGAAGGTCTTCAGTACATGGCTGGTACGGCTCTGACTTCAGTTGCACAGATTACCACTTGGTACATTGGACTGTACGGTGCTGGAGCCTCTAATACGCCTGCGGCTGGTGACACGATGGCTTCCCATGCTGGCTGGACTGAGGTTGTGCCTTACAGCAATGCAACCCGTGTGGCGGCTACGTTTGCTACAGCGACAACGGCTAACCCTTCTGTGGTGACCAATGCGGCTTCTCCTGCTACGTTCAACATCAACGCAACTTCCACTGTTGGCGGTGCGTTTTTGACCAGTGGTAGTGCTAAGAGTGGCACGACAGGAACATTGTTTTCAGCGGCTGACTTTAGTTCGCCCGGTGATCGCTCGGTGG